CCACGACCCGGGGGGCGGTGGGCGCGGTGTAAGCCGGCGAAGTGAAGTAGGCGGCGAAGCGCGTGAGCGAGGCCGTTTTGTTGAGGTATTGGCGCAGCTGGGTCACGTACACGTGGCCGTCGCCCAGGGCCTGCTGGGCCTTCATCGTGAGGAGCTGGCTGAAGCTGGCATCGGCCTCCTTCGAATTGGAATCGTCGGAGCGGTACATGTTCAGCTCCAGCGCGTCGCCGTTGAAGGCCAGGCCCACGTCGCCGTTCAGGGCCTTGGCCACCACCAGGTGGGCCAGCGCCGGGCGCAGGTAGAGGTCGAGCAACTGCGCGTTGTCGGGCGTGAGGTCGCGGTCCTTGAGCTGCTCCTTCAGCTCCGCGTAAAACGCGACGCCCAGTACTGGCGCCAGGTCGAAGCGCTCCACCTTCCGGAGCGTGGGCAGCAGGGCCAGGTAAGTCAGCCGCGAATCGTTGATGGCGTAGTGCTCGCTGAACTCCCGAGCGGTGGCCAGGAAGTACTGGTGGGTGGCAAAGGCCGCCGTCGACGCGCCCCAGGCCGCGAACTCCGGCGCGTCGAGGTGGGCGTCCAGGTGCTCCAGCACCTCCTCCAGGGCGTTGTAGCCCTTGCGGCGGAAGCTGGCCTTCAAATCGTTAATCTGCCACTGAAAGGCGGTTTTGCCGCCGACCAGGTTCACCCCCGAATCACTGATGAGCACCTGCAGCAGCGGCATGTACTCCACCATGGCCAGGTTGGCGGCCGCCAGCTGCAGCAGCCGCAGCAGCTCGCTGCGCACGTCGGGGTTGCCCGGGGCCAGCAGCGCCTCCAGGTCGGCGTCGCTCAGCGCCTGCAGGTCGTTGTAATAGGCCCAGCCCAGCAGCGGACGCAGGCGCTGCGTCTCCACGAGGCGCAAGTCGGGCTCGATGTTTTCGAGGTCGGTCCCGCTCACGTTCACCCGAACGTGCTTGCAGAATTGCTCGATGGTGCGGATGAAACTCATTTGGACTGTTGTTGAGCGTCGGCGGCCGGCGCGTCTTTCGAGGCGGGCTGCATGACGAAGGGGTTGAGAAAGCGGAACTTGACGGGCTTGCCGTTCACCGTCCAGTTGTTGTAGCGGGCGATGAGGTTCAGGGGCGCCAGCACCAAATCCAGGTGGAATTGGGCGGTGCTGACGAAGTTGTTGAAGAGCACCCGGGGCTCGGAGCCGCCGCCGGCGCCGTCGCCCATGCCCTTGCCGGGCGAGACGCCCATCAGGCTCGGGGCCACGCCCACGGCGGTGTAGATGTGGGAGCTGGCCTCGGCCGAGTCCTCGATGTAGAGGCCGTCCTTGAGCTTGTCGTCGATGGCCGTAATTTTGAAGGCCTCCACCTCCAGGTTGGTGCGCTTGTCGAGGATGGTGGTGGTCATCACCGTTTTGCCGGCGCCGTTCGTGCCCGACATCACGTTGTCGAAGGCCGTGAGCTCGTCGTTGATGAGGCGGATTTTCTCCTCCTTTTCCAGCCCCTCCCAGTCGCCGTACTTCCACTCCCAGTAGGCCGAGTGAATCGAGACCAGGTACTTCACCGACAACTGATTCTTGAACAGCGACTTCTTGAATTCGGGAATGGCGGCCGCCACGTCCAGCCAGCCCGAGCGGCGCACCGCGTTCCAGCTCGCCAACTGGTAGAGGGCCTTGTCGGGGCTGGGAATGCTGATGGGGTACACGAACTTGAAGCCGTCCGTGCGCGCCCGCAGGTTGGCCACCACGCCGTGGTAGGGGTCGAGGATGGGCACCTGGGTGGCATACTCGTCGGTGGCCGTGCCGCCGTTGTCCCAGTTGGCGTTGAAGACCACGTGGGTGGGCAAGCCTCCCTGCTTGGGCTTCAGGTAGCGGGTCCACGCGGCCTCCTGGGTGGAGATGCCGACGATTTTCTGCCGGTTCTTGGAGATAATCAACTCCGGGTAAGCATTGGAAAACGTGTTGATGTCGTGCAGCGCCTCGTAGGCGTAGCAGGCCACGTTGGTGTCCTCGATAAAATCATCGATTTCGGGCACCATCTGGGCCTCGAAAATCTTGGAGCCGTCCTTGTTAACCCCTGTAATGATGCCGTAAACGATGCCGCCGCCGTACATCATGCTCGTTTTGCGCTCCAGCACGGAGGGCAGCACGGTGTTTTTCTCGATGTCGCGGATGACGGCCTGCGGGAACAGGTTGTCCTCGCCCCAGGGGATGACGTCGCCGCCGGCGTCTGGCTTTTTGGCCGGCGTCGTGGGCGGGGTCTCCTGCACGGTTTTGCCGCCCGAGCCGCGCAGGGCGGCCGCGGAAGCCGCGCTCATGTTCAGGCGGAAGACCGTGCCCGATTGCTGCGTGTACGCCAGCGTGGCGTCGTTATTTACTACTACCCTCATCCCAACACCACTTTTTGTCCGTTGAACTCCAGAATGAGCCAGATGTGGATTTTCCGCACCTGGCTGCTATTGCCTTGCACGAGGTTGCGCGTGGCGTTCTGGTAGTGGGACGGCAGCCGGCTGTCGGGGTCGCCGACCGGCTGGGGCACGCGCGGCTGCTCCACGCCGGCTTGCCGCCGGCGCGAGAGCTGGCACCGGTGCCACTCTTCGATTTTGCCTCCGGTTTTGCGGCGCTTGTCCGCCGTCACAAACCGAATACTGAACCGCTCCTCCCCCTCTTCCATCTGCCGGAGCACCTCCGTCAGCCGCACACTGTTCGCAATCATCGAGGCAAACTTCCCGCCCCACTACGCCCGAAAAAAGGACAGCAAAACGCCGGTACTGGCTCCCCAAAAACCCTATTCTCACAGCACATGGCCCTGGCGGTGCCGTGGCGGCATTTTTCAGCGTTTTTGGAAACGGAATTTTCTCATTTAGTCACAGAACACCCCGACGTGCACTGTCGTGATTTTGGCAATTGCCAGGGGGCCCCCAGGGGATATACCGCACAAAAAAGGCCGTTTCCACGCTGTAAACGGCCTTTTCGCTTATAAAAGGTGGTTGTTACGTGGCAATTGCCACTACAACACGATGTCGTCACTGAGTCTTGGCCTGCGCATGAGCAGGGCAGCGAGTACCTCCTGCTCTGCTAGGCGCGCATCACTGAGGTAGTCGTGTACCTCCAGGGAAGGGATGGGGTTGATGCGCCAGGACTCTGGTGCTGCAAAGGAGTGGTTGATAGGCCGCCCGGTGTAAGAGCTACGACTTGACAGGATGAGTTGATTGTGCATCCTCATCATCAGTTCTCCCTGTTCGATAATTGCCAGGATGCGGCCCCATGGAGGAGCTGCATAGTATGTCCTAGGCTTGGTACGATAGATAACGGTAACAGCACGTGCTCTCATGAGGTGAGGGGTTAGGCCTGCACAATGATAAGCCCGTGGCTGTTGGGGGTAGCCCGGGCCACGTGCTTATCGATGGAGAGGAAGTGTAAGTCCACGGTATCGGTGAAGTGGGTCGCCTCCTGGCCTGGTACCGTGACCTTCTTCTCGCTGCTCTTGTCCTTGGCAATCTCCCCCCTACTATCCTGCTTCACCGGGGCCAGGCTCATGGCCGTGAGCACGTCCTTGCAGTTAATTTTATTGAAGCGAATGACCAACTGCCGCGGGTCTTCCTCCCCGAGCAGCTCGTGGGCCAGGTGGTAGCGGTGGGCATAGCTGGGCACGCGCCCCTGGTTGAAGTGGCGCACCTTCCACCCGTTGCTACGCAGGCGCTCAGCAAACTGCTGGTTGTAGGTCAGGTCGGCATCGGGCTTGCGGGCATTGCCCCACTCACTGTCCTCGATAAAGTGAAATTCCCGACGAATGTGGTATTCGTAGTACTTGCAGTACATGTCGGCCAGGTCGTTAATTAGCTTGGGGTGCTTCACGTAGGAGCCCTTCAGGAAGCGGTACTGGCGCACGTCGGAGTGCACCTGGGCCGTCGTGAGGGTGCTGATTTTGCTGCCCCAGTCCACGGCACCCCGGATGGGCAGCTCCGTGCGGCAATCGCCGTCCATGCGCGAATCCTGCACCTTGAGCTTCTTCAGGTTGAAGTCCAGGCCTTCGATGTAGGCCGTGTTGGGGCACTCTTCGGCGTGGTGAGCCGCCAGGCGCGGGTAAAAGCCCGCTTCGACCGATTTGGACCGCTGGTTGAGGATTTCGATGAGAAACACGAAATCCGACAACTCGCGGCGCTGTTCTTCCAAGTACGGAATGCCCAGGTTGACGAGGTTGTCGAAAATGTTGGCTTCGGAGTAGAGCAGGCCCCGCGGTATCTCCTTGCCCTTGTGTTTGAGCTTTTTGGGGTTGGCGTAGAAGGTGAGTTGGGCGCTCAGGGCCAGAATCTCCTCGTACAGCTTCAGGCGGGTGGCCATCGACCGGGAGTCGACGAATTCGAGCTGCAGCTTAATCATCGCGTCCCGGGTGGCCGAAAACGGCTTGCCGTCGCGGTCGTAATAAGCCGAATCCTCCAGCAGCCACTTGCCCGTGTCGCCCCAGGGCATCGACGAAAACAAGAACTTGCCGTGGTGCAGGTTCGTGTTCGGCCACATGCCCTTGTTGCCCCGGTTGGAGGCGATTACGTCGGTGCCGAGCTTTTCGCGGTCCAGCAGCAAGGCCTCGTCGCCCAGGTAGCCGTCCAGGTTCAGGCCGCGGCTGCTGGAGCCGTTGCCGTCCTGGGTGATGAGGTGAAAGCCGGTGCCGGTGTAGAAAATGATGAAGTGGTCGTACTTCACCGGGCGTTGAAACGGCTCGGGCCACCCCCACGAGGGCGGCGGCTTGCGGCCAATGAAGTAGTGCACGTCCTTGAAGTAGCCGAGGCGCTCCAGGGCGTCAATCGTCGAGGGCAGCGTCCGGGTCAGGATTTGCCCGTACGTGCTGCCCACGATGCCCCAGCAGCTGCGGGGCATCTTCGTCACGATGAGGTGAATCAGCCAAGCGATGAGCGTGGACTTGCCGGTGGCCCGGCTCCACAGGCTCACGGCGCTGGCCAGCTTGGTCAGGATGAACCGCAACTGCGGGCGGTTAAACTGCAGCGGCTTAACCGAGGGGGCTTTCGTCATCTTCTTCCTCCTCGTCAGGCTCCTGGGCCTCGCCCAGCAGCTTTTCCATCCCCTCCAGACTCAAATCACTCTTCTCCACGGCTTCCACGATGCGGGCGTAAGTGCCGGGCTCTATCTTATCCAAATCACCCAAATCGATGGTTTCCTGGGCGTTGGTGGGCCCACCGATGTTGACGGTGAGGTAGTAGTGCTTGCTGCCCAGCACCTCGGGCGTGAGCGCGCTCGAATCTTCCTTGTCCAGGCCCTTGAGCATGGCCATGTTCTTGATGGCCGTGTTCATGGCCTTCAGGTCCGGGTCGGCCTGCTTGAACTCGTTTTTTCGGCCTGCGGCGAGCTGGAACACCTTCATCGCGAACTCGTACAGGATGTGGCGGATGCCGTCCTTGTAGGAGCGCGTCACGTCGCCAAACAAGCGAATCGCCTCGTTGCAGCGCCGGTAGGCCGTGGCCTTCGAGATGCCGTAGCGCCCCATCAGCAGCGGCACGGCCTGCTCCAACGAGTGGTAGTTCACCAGCAAACCGTGAGCGGCCTCCAGCTGCTCCTTGCGCACCTTCTCCTCCGGGGAGAGTTTCTCCTCGGCGCCTTCGGTCACAAAGGCCGCCTTGATGCGGTCCAGGGCCGTCTCGGTCGACGGCGTGTAGTTCGGGTTAGTAGGCGTTGAGCTCTCCATCGGTCAGTTCACTGCCATTTCTCGAGACCGTGAAGCGCCGGCCGTTGCCCTGCATGAACTTCACCCAGCGCCGCACGTTCACGTCGACGTACCGCGGGTCGAGCTCCACCACCCGGGCCTGGCGCCCGGTCATCTCGCAAGTGAGCAGCAGCGAGCCGCTGCCGCTAAAGCCGTCAAACACGACGGCGCCGGGCTTGCTGGAGCACGTGAGCAAGTACTCCAGCACCTCGGTGGGCTTCATCGTCGGGTGCTCCGCGTTGCGGCTGGGCCGGTCGAAGTTGAGCACCGTGGTTTGCTTCCGAT